TACACCAGTGCAAGTTGGAAGCAAGGAGTTGCGAAAGAACTCACCATTGGAAGTGAGCAGGCAGACGTTAAGCTTTATTCTATTCGCATTTACGACAAAGCACTAAACTTTAAGCAGGTGCTAGATAACTTTGCATATGACACACCAGACATCGAGGATGTGTACGATGGCGGCAGTTTCGTTCGCTTTGGTAAAATATCAATTGCAAGAAGAAACGATATTTTGAATACATCTGGAGACATTCACAATCCCGATGAGATTATTTCATTTGACAAGGTGAAGAAAGCACTTCCAACTACTCCTATTGCGATTTGGAACATCGACGAACTACCTTACAATAAGAACAATCCAAATGTAGCAATCAACGCTACAGAGTTTCTGAATCCAACTTGGAATAAATCTACAGATGGAAATGCCTGTGCACCATTTAAAGTTGGAGCGCACTTATTTAATGCAGATGGTACTTCATCAAACGGCTATCCTTCGCCATACAAGAACTGGGCAGAAATTTTCGAGAATGGAGATGGCAGCGCAGTTGAAATTACATTAGACCCCGAGCATTCAAGCGAAAAGAGTACTTCGTATTCGATTACACCAGGCGTTGAGCAAGGCGAAAAAGAAGTCGTTCACAAAGTGAACTTTGCAAGTTCAGAAGGCATCTTTAATATTTTAGCAATGAATCTTTTCCAAGAGATATTGCTAAATGCAGCAAAGACAAACACAGACCTCTATACGGCTTTCCAAAGAGCGCAAGCAGAGAGCTCTAAACCTGTAACTTTCAGAAAAAGCCTCAGCGGTTTCCCAGAAATAGGCTTTCGCAAAACTAGCTCATCAGGAAGTAAATCACCTGTATTCTTATCTATCTATAACTTGATAAATAACAAGTATAGCGCAAGTTTTATGGGCTTTCCTGCAAAGGACTATAAGAAAGCGCAAATATGGGAGGTGGATGAGAATGTGAACTTCTTTAATCGTGAGATAACAGATGCTTCTCTTGATGGTGGTAGTGTGGTGCAAAGTAATGCAACCAGTAGCAAATCACCTATTTACTATGCTCGTGTTCCTAAGAAATCACCTGTCAATAAAAAGAATAAGCTAGGTGCTGTAAAGTCTGCTACAGACAATATCGCAGAAGCGAATAAAGAGATAGCGGTGATTAAGAGATTCCACAACTGGGTGGTGTCTTGCAATCCACATTTAGCGGAAAGATACAAAGTGCAACATGGCGAGTATCGTACATTGGAAACAGCGGTTACATATAATGGCGTGCGTTATACAAAAGACACACCAGGATATCGCAAAGCAAGGTTTGTAAACACTCACCAAGAGTATTTGAATAAGGTAGATGCTATTTTCTACTTCATCTTTAATCAGTTCATTATTGGAATGGATTCATTCGATAAGAATATGAGTATTGCATTTGACGATATAGAATTGATTACGGATGGAAGTGTACGAAAAGCAACTGCACGTCTATTCGAACGTGATACAGACTCGCAAAGTATGTTCAATAACTCTGGCGTTTTAGCCTTTAAGTATTGGGCAGAATGGAACGATGCGTTTAACCCATTAACAGGTGAAACAGAAGCCATTCAGGGTGAAGTATTTGATAACGACAATAACGCATGGCAGCCTAAACTTACATCAGGTTTCTCACCTGTATTTAATGGACGCTTATCAGGCTTAATTGACTTGATTCACGAATGTTGGAGTGATGATATTGCTACTATGTATAAGGCAATGCGTGATGCAGGTTTGAACGCAACTTACATGTTTAAACGCTACCAAGACTATTGGAAGAAATGGTGTGAAAACCTCTACAATGCAGATGCAATGGGTTATGCTAATACGGGTCATTTCACCAAAGCTTATGGTGATAAACTTAAGCTTATGGAGTATTTCTTAACAAAGCGTTCACGCTATTTAGATAGCAAATACTGTTGTGGTTCAAGTGTAGTGAATAACTTGCGTTTGCGCCTGTATGAAACTGGAAAAGGCTTAGCAATAAAGCATTATTCACCTATGTATGCAAGTGTACAATGGGGTGCAAACAACTTCTCCACTGTAAGAAGTATAAAGGGAGAATATGGGCTTTTGCCTTTTGGCTTTACCAATCCTCAAGATGCTACATTTGACATCGACGATGCCGATATGATTACGGATTTAAAAACATATTCAACCAAAGCAAGTGGCGATGTAATATACCATGGATTAGAGGGCTTGGGCGATTTTAAATTTGACCAGAACATGACACTTTTAAAATCACTTGAGGAGCTAATTATGAACTACTCGGAGGATAAGCCAAATACCAATGAGAGAGGCGTGTCTTTCGACCTTTCAAAGTGCGGAATGCTTAAAAAGGTAATCGTTCGCAACGTGGTAAATCTTCGAAGCCTCATCAATCTTTCAAGCGGTGTTCTGCAAGAAGTTGATTTTTCAGGCACTCCAGTAAAAGGAGTTGTGATGTCAGAGAATAGTTCGCTTACAAAGCTAGTTCTTCCTGAAAGCATTACCACGCTTAAACTAAAAGGCTTAACATCTCTCAAGGAAGAGAACTTAAAGCTTGCAGGTATTTCAAATATCGACACTTACGAGTTCGCAAATTGTCCTAAAATTAATGGATTGGAATTGCTCCAAAAGATTTACAAAGCAGGCGCACCGCTTTCAAATGTAACTCTTGGAGGGGTTGATTTTACAACATCTGATGTAGCGTTCATTGCAAAACTTGCAGAAGTTGGAGCAAACGTCACAGGTAAAATCACCTTCACTTCAAATGTGAAGATAACCTATGAACAAAAACGTGCGTTTGTAAAGGCGTGGGGCGATATTGACGACGAATCGAACAAGCTTTATATCTCTTATGAGAAGTTTGCGGTAACAAACATATACATCAGCGGTGAGCTTTACATTGCATCACCTAAAGATGTTCAGCTTTACGCAGAAGTTCGTCCAGAGCGTGGAAATAACATCAAGTCTTTGCGTTGGAGTATTTCAGAGAATAATTTTGCTACAATAGATGAAGATAAAGGCATTTTGAAAGTAAGACGTGTAGGCAATGAAAGCGATTTGCCAAAGCCTGAAGCACAGGTGAAAGTGACTGCTCATTTAACCGATGGCACGATCTTAAATGCAACTGAAGTTGTAGGCTTCTATGAGAGAGGATTAGCCCTTGGTGACTACGTTTATAGCGATGGAAGTTTCTCAAACAAACTTCGAAAAGACTTAACTGTTGTTGGTATTTGCTATTACATCTCAGAAGATAAAAACGACAGACGAATCTTATCTTTGGAGCAAATAAGAGACACTGCAGGTATAGATTCATTTAGAGCACCATTCTCAAATGTTCAGCTTACAGATAAACCAAGTTATCCTGTGCATTTTGTGCCAGGCGTGAAGCAAATCAACTCAGAAGCTGAAGCTAGACGCTACGATGGTTTGTCCCTTCTAGCATCTGATACGCTAGATCATCGAGCAGGTGAAAAACTACCTGTAGGAAAAATAGACACTTTGCTTACAATAAAGCATCGTGATGTAATATTGCAAGACAGTGGCATCAATTTGCCTATACCTGTTGCTAATAGCGTTGGTAGCGAATATAATAACTTGCTTTCTCTGATGAATATCCATCGTCCACAAAACAATAACGATGTAGATAATAGTATAGCGGCTTATTATTATCCTGCCTACTCGCTTTGCTATGCTTTTGAGCCTGGATTGAAAGGGCATAACGAAAGCCTCAGCGCAGCCTTTAAGGCGCACGAATGGTATTTGCCTGCAGTCGGTGAAGCTATCTATATCACAGAGGAATACTTGAAAGCTGAACGTGGAATATTTGCGCAAGCAATTAAAGATGGTATCTTCTCTTTAATGAGCTTCACGGTGAACTCAAATGGCGTAAAAAATACACCTGAACTTTGGACTTCTTCACAACGTGTAAACTTCGCAAGAGTGACTGGTGTACGCTCGCTTCGTGTAGAGCAAAAATCACCAACGACAAAAGAAGCTGAATGCTTCGAAGTGAATTATAACTATAGTAATAACTTCAGAATACAGGTTCTCCCTGTATGTCAATTCTAATTAAAAAAGTATGAAAATAACACAATCAACAAAACCTGTAAGAGTTTGGACTTCACGCCAGTATGGATTACTTGTCGTATCATTCTCGGCTTTCATCGAGGAAAAAGAAGGTATTTTTACTTGTGAGTTCTTGCAACTCGAGCCAGGAGAATGGGGTTACGACAAAGTTCTTGAAAAACTCATTCGTGAGAAGTATTCGCAATCAAAGGTTGAAGCATTGATTTGCAACTACTTAAGCGAAGATGGTTCGAAAGATCATGAAAGCGAGTGGAAGGAATTCCAAGAGTACCGAAAGAAAGCTAAAAAGGAAGCAAAAGAAATCTTTGAGTATGGAAGCAAAGAACTTCATTTAGCTGTTTAATTTGCCCTGGGGGAGGCAAAAAAATCCCCCAACCTTGTAAATATCATCTCACCTACATTTACAAAAAAGCGCACAGCCCAGTGGTCGGGGGACGGATTCCTCTTCCTGGGTTGTGCGTTTTTATTATGAATAATAAATGTAAGTGAGAGGTGCAAAAGTACAAATAATAATCGAAAAACAAAAACATTATGCAATTAAAGAAAAATTATTTCCAAGCTCCATTACCATTTATGGGGCAAAAGCGCAAGTTTATAAAAGATGTAAAGGCTATATTATCACACTATAAAGATGATATAACTATTGTAGATTTATTTGGTGGTTCTGGCTTGCTTTCGCATACCGCAAAGCAAGAAAAGCCACTTGCAAAAGTTGTGTATAACGATTTTGATAATTACAGTAGACGTCTAAAAACAATACCGCAAACTAATGAGTTACTTGCTAAAATTAGGGAATTAACAAAAGAACTTCCAAGAGATAAAATGATTGCGAAAGACATTAAAGAAGCTATATTAGAGGTGGTGAAAGCGCATGAAGAGAAATATGGCTTTATAGACTATATTACGCTATCTTCTTCGCTTTTATTCTCTATGAAATATGTAACCAATTTTGATGAACTTACAAAGCAAACATTCTATAACGTTGTAAGGCAAAATGAATTCAATGCAGATGGTTATCTTGAGGGCGTGGAAGTAGTGTCTAAAGACTATAAGGAATTGTTTCAAGAGTATAAAGATACGCCTAATGTGCTATTTCTTGTCGATCCTCCATATCTCTCAACTGAAGTAGGCACTTACACTATGACGTGGGGCTTAAAGGAGTATCTCGATGTTCTTTCAATTCTTGTAAATCGTGACTATATTTACTTCACATCGAATAAATCTCAAATATTAGAACTTTGCGAATGGATGGATGAAAATAAAGAGAACTGCAATCCATTTGAACATGCTACACAGGTGAAAGTAAATACCACGATGAACTATAATTCGAAATATACAGATATAATGGTATATAAAAAGCATTGATTTATACTGCATTCGAATAGCGTTTAAACGTTGTTTGAATGCAGTTATATACCTATTATATATATAACGTGAATAATTAAGTGCAGCGCAAAGTTGTATATAAGTAAAAAAGTAACTATCTT